CCTACACGACGCTCTTCCGATCTGGGCCGCGGTGGCGGGGGAGCGCGAAGCGGTGCCCGCACCGCCGGCACGCCCGCTGCTGCTCGATGCTCCGCCGATCGGCTGCTCCGAGCACCCGAACGGGATCCAGAAGGTCTCGTGCGGGCCCTGCCGGACGGCCCGCCTGCAGCGCGACGAGTGGCTCGCGCGCCGCATCTACGAGGAGAAGCTCGCGACTTACCACAAGGAGCTCGACCAGCACGGGAAGGAGTGGGGTGGTGATCCGTTCTGAGGCCGATTGGCGGCTCTGCGACGAGTGGTTCGCGGAGTTCATCGCCGAGTTGGAGCAGTCGTCGGCACGGCGTCGTCGTCTTCGCCGGGAGCGCCTCGTCGCTCTGCCGGTGAAGGACGCGCTGGCGCAGGCGTTCCAGGAGAAGACCGAACAGCTCCGGCGGTATCTCGCCGGAGAGCGCGAGCGGTGGCTCGCAGAAGAGGGGAAGACAGCATGAGCGAGATCAAGATCGGCAGCTTCACGCCGAAGACGTTGACGGACACGGTGTACCTGCACCTCCGCCCGAAGGGCAGCTACTACGGGAACCTCGAAGGGATGACGGTCGTGAAGACGGTCAAGTCCACCGACGCCGAGGTCGCGCCCGGCGACTTCATCGTGAAGCTCGAGGTGTCGGTCCCGGCCGAGTTCTTCATCGAGGCCATGCCGTCCGCGCGCATCACGCTCGACGCGGGCCAGATCGTCCCGGTCACGTTCGCGCAGCAGCCGGGGGACGAGGACTGATGGCCGGCGAAACGATCATCACCGTCGTCGGCAACCTGACCGCCGATCCCGAGCTCCGCTTCACGCAGGGCAGCGTCCCGGTCGTGAACCTCACGATCGCGTCGACCGCCCGGATCGCCGATCGCGAGGCTGGCGGGTACAAGGACGGCGAGAGCCTGTTCCTCCGCGCGGTCGCCTGGCGCGACACCGCCGAGCACATCGCCGCGACGTTCACGAAGGGCATGCGCGCGATCGTCCAGGGTCGTCTCCGTCAGCGGAACTACCAGGACCGTGAGGGCAACCAGCGCACGACGTTCGAGCTCGAGATCCATGAGATCGGTCCGTCGCTCCGCTTCGCGACGGCGCAGGTCACGCGCGCCGCACACGGCAACGGCCAGCAGCGCCCGGCAGCGTCCGCGCCGGCGCAGGAACAGCAGTGGGTGACTTCGGAGCCGCCCACTGGAGGGGAGTGGAACTATGGCGACGACACACCGTTCTGAGCTGATCGACGAGCTCGAGAAGGCGCTGCGCGATGAGGTGTACGACGGCGGGATGGGTGCACTGTCGCCGGAGCAGCTTACGGACTACGTGCGGGGGCTGGCAGTGACCGCGGCGAAGGTCGTGGGCGAGGCGCACACTCCGACCGACGACGAGCGGGAAGGGATGCGCCGGATCATCGCGCAGGGCAGCTACTCGCGAGGCCCGGAGGATCTGCCCTATGCCGATGTCGCCGGTCGACTCGCTGCGGCTGGTTTCGGCTTCCGTCGTTCCGAGGTGGTGCAGGTCGAGCGCGCAACTGCAGGAGCATCACGGAACTGCAGGAGCATCGAGGAGCCGCAGGGCGAACCGTCCGACGCGCAGGTGACCGCAGAGGCGGTACGCAAGTGGCCGCACGATCCCAGCGACGCGAACGTTGCCTCCGCTCGCGCAGTCCGTCGGCTCTCCTTCCTGCAGGGCGCTCTGTGGATGCGTGCCGCTCTGCGTGCTGCATCCGCCGTCACCGAGCAGGGAGAGAACCGTGCCGCTGCGAGTTGAGCCGATCGGGCTCCGGGCGGCGAATGCCTACGTCTCGGAGCACCACCGGCACCACAAGGCGTCGCGCGGGCACAAGTTCAGCGTGTCGATCCGCGACGCCGACGGCGTGCTTCACGGCGTGGGCATCGCGAGCCGACCGCGCTCGCGCATGCTCGACCGTGACGGATACCTCGAAGTCGTGAGGGTCTGCACCGACGGCACCCGCAACGGCTGCTCGATGATCTATGGGTCGCTCCGCCGCGCCGGTGTCGCGCTCGGCTACCCGCCCCACCGGATCATCACCTACACCCTCGCCAGCGAGAGCGGGGTCTCCCTGCGCGCGGCCGGATGGGTCGACGACGGCCTCACAGGCGGCGGGTCGTGGGACCGAGAGGACCGCCCGCGAGAGGACCCGGCGCCCACCGAGACGAAGCGCCGTTGGAGAGCTGGCCGGGTGCCGGTGAAGCAGGAAGGAGCGGAAAAGTGAACTCGCTATCCGCGTTCCGGATGCTGGCCAGCGATGTGCTTGGGCTTCAGAGAACGATCGTGAGGCGCAGTAAGCGTCTCACCGCCGTCGTCAGCCCAGTGTTCGGTAGCGTCCCGATCGGACCTATCGTCTGCGGCCGCACGGGCAGTCTCCTCCTCCTTCCCGCTTCGGCCGATGATCTCGCGGATCTTCTCTCCGGTCGTTCCCGTCGCGCTTTCAACGGCCGTTGTCGCATCGTTGACTTTGCGTTCGACCGCGTCCACCACGCGCTGGGTGAGATGCGAGGCGCCTTCAGACGCCGCCTTGATGTGGTCTCCAACAGACATGGCATTGCTCCTTCGTTATCTCCGCCGGGATCGGCGGAGCACGTTCAGGGCCCGGAGGGACCGTTACGGCTGCGGTTCCTCAAGAGCCCGAAGATCACAGTGCCGACGAACAGGATGATTCCGATGATTGCCAGCCAGAGCAGGCCCTTGATGGCGAAACCGACAACGGCCAGGACGGCCCACACGATGAGCAAGATGACGAGGACGGTCCACATGTTGCTCACGCTACGCGCATCCGCACCCGATAGATACGGGTTCTGGATTCAGCCCAGCAAGCGCACCAAGATGAGTGCCCATCGCATGGTCATCACCGAGCCCGTTCCTGCGCTGCGGTCAGCGGAAGGAATCGCCGATGTCTGACCGTCACTGCATCCGGGGGTGCGTGCGCCCGGGCGAGCACTATGCCGCGTGCCGGTTCAGCGGGCCCGACTACGTGGGTCCGTTCCCTTGCGATGGCTGCGCGCCGCGCGAGTGCCGCGACGGGTCGCTGGTCTGCGATCGCTGCTTCGGCCGGATGAGAGCTCTGCTCGCCGACGGCCCCGACCTGATCGGCCGGGTGCGGTCGCTGGCGGACCCGATGAAGGCCACACCGACAGACAAGGCGCCCGGTGGCCGCTCATCCGCGACCGAGCCGCCGGCACCGATCGACGCTGACCTCATCGATGCGCTCGCCGTCCTCGAGAAGCTCGAGCCGTGGTGGCACGTCACCCTGTCGGACTACTCGAACGACCGCGAGGTGATGACGTGGATGGGTGAGGTTGTGCTCGACCGGCACCCAGAGGTGGAGGGGCTGCGCGACGGCTGGTCGGTCGCTGACGCGATGGCGAAGTGGGGGACCGAGCGCCGCACCGACGTGTTCGTCTACCCGGACGACGAGACCGAGGACGAGCCCGCGAGCGCCCCGGTGCGCGAGTGGTACGACCCGCTGCTGACGCTGCAGCAGGCCGCTGTACGGGCGAAGGTCGACCAGCGCCAGGTGCAGCGGTGGGTGCAGAAGGAGCACCTGACCGTGGTTGCTCAGCACCGGGGACCACGCGGCACGGTCATGAAGTACGTCCACGCTTCATCCGTCGACGAGGTTGCCGCACTCATGCAGGAGAAGCAGCGCGCGTCCCGATCCATCCCATCCGACGCGCGAACGTGATGATTCCGCGTGTGTCGCCAGTCGGTGTTAAGCTGTGCTTGCACCTGAACTGTGACCGAAGCCCTGCCGATCCGGCGGGGCTTCCGTCGTTCCCAGGTGGGCGCCCCGCCACCACACGTTCTCATCCCTCTGCAGAGCGACCGTTTCGCTAGCCATGGCCCCTCGCCGCCCGGCATGAACGGGAGCCCGGTCGAGGGCGAGCAGCCTCGTCCCCAGGTCGCATGATGCGCACATTCGAACGGTGATGGGCGGCGGGGCCCAGTCTTCCGGCCTGCCTTCGCTGCGGCGCACCTATCTCGCGCGTGGGCTGAGCAGGCCGGACACGCCCAAGGGCGGCCGGCATGTCCACCGGCCGCCCGCCGGGAATCACGCCTTGCGCAGAGCTTCCATCTCTTCGCCACTGATCTGGTACACGAGCGACACCTGCACCTGATGCCGAACGTCCGTGTTAGCTGTCGCAGGTATCGTCGCCACCTCGAGTTGCGGCGCTGCGATGACTTCGCCCACGATGAGTCTCCGCTCCTTTACGAGGTGCTCCAAGATCTTCCTATCCGGCACCTCCACCTGGATCACTGCCATGATGCTCCGTTCGTCCTCAGCCCAGCGCTTCGGTAGACCCGCATCGTCCCGTGGATGAGCAACATCTACAAGGCTCGACACGCGATCGCACCATAGATGAATGCTCGAAGGCTCCTCGGGCGGAGGGTTGAGGGTTCGCGCCGCGTTCCGGTCCGTGAGTGCGTCCGCCCCTCAGTCCGAGCGCCAGCGCCTATGGAGGTGTCATCGTGGCTGCGAAGAGAGTTCGGGACGGAAAGGGGCATCGCGCCTACCGCCGCCAGCAAGCCGCGCTGAAGCGCCGCACGAAGGCGGAGAACCTGCCCTGCGGCCACGGCTCACCGTCTGGCTGGGGATGCGGCGAGCCGATCGACACTGACCTGTCATCCACTGACCGGATGAGCTTCACCGCCGACCACGATACCGCGATCGCGAACGGCGGCCGCCTCGTCGGCCAGGTGCTCGTCCCGATGCACCGCCGCTGCAACTCGCTCAAGAGCGACCACGCCGCCACCGAGATCTGGGAGGCATCATGACCACGAGCAACCACGTCGACGTCGTCGTCGCTGAGGGCGAGCCGGGGGCCGGCTGGGAGGACCTGGCCGACGTGCTGGGCGATCCCGTAGAGGCGGTCGACGTCGCACCTGACCCGACGCGCCGCATCATCGTCCTCGCTCCCACGAAGCAGGCAGGGCAGGAGCACGCCGACGCACTGAGCATCGACCCGGTCGCGATCGTCACGCCCCGCAGCCCGTATGGCGCACGCGGCATGATCGCGGACGAGATCGTCGAGGCTGACGGTCTGAGCCCCGAGGAGCGGGACGCCCTGATGATCGAGGCCGCCCCGGCCCTCGCGACGAGCGGGGGAGACTGACGGCAGTCCTGCCGGTGGGCTGAAGATACGCCGTCGGCGGCCTCGGCATCCCGCGCGCCAATGGGTACCCATCGAATAGGAGGCGAGTACACCATGGCGACGCTTGACCTCGCCGACTTCTACCGCGGTGTGCACCGCATGTACGGTCGTGTCATGACCGCCCAGGCTGACCACACCTGCCCTCACTGCAAGAAGATCACGCACATGGTCTACGTGGAAGACAGCGTGCGCTGGATCGACGAGCGCTCGCGTCGGGTTGAGGCAGCCTTTCAGTGCACCGCGTGCCATCGATTCGTCATCGGCGGCACAACCCAAATCGGTGTGCTCGACGCCGTTGACGGAGTGCAAACTTCCGTGTCCCACGCGCACCCTCAGATGCGTCGCACCGAGCTTGCATCGCTTCTGCGACAAGGGGTGCAGTACTGGGAACCGATCGCGCCCGTCGGCATGGAGTATCACGACATATTGCCTGAGATCGCGGCCCCGGCCGACGAAGCGCATCGATGCCTGAGCATAGGTGCTCACCGCGCAGCCGTGCTGATGGCTCGAGCTGTGATCGAGGCGACAGCGAAGAGCAAGGACGTCACTGAAAGAGGTCTATTCGCGAAGATCGAGGCGATGGGCACGAGCCAGCTGATCCGACCACAGATCGTGCAAGCTGCGCACGCCATTCGACTGCTCGGCAATGACATGGCCCACGGCGACTTCGCTACTACCGCCGTCACCGAACAAGACGCAGCTGACGTGCTGCTGCTTATGGACGAAGTGCTCAACGACGTGTTCGCTGTCACCGATCGTCTGAAGCGGCTCCTCGCTCGCCACGAAACGGACAAGTAGCAACCTGCACGCGCTGAGCCCGGCGCCGGATCGTCAGAAAATCCAGGGTCGCCCGGTCGCTGCCCACCTCCCGCGCGGTCCTGGCAGCTCTCTCCGCAGGTAAAAACGGCGCATGGGGGAATTGGGAGTCAGGGGGAGTTATGGGACGTCCCAAAGCGCCCTGTGGCACCGACGCGGCCTACCGCCGACACCTCCGCGAGGGCGTCGAGGTCGACGAGGCGTGCCGTCGGGCGCACACCGAAGCCGGGCGGAAGTCGTCCGGTCGCAAGTCGCCCAAATTCGACGCGGCCACCGGCACCGAGCAGCCCAATGGCGACGCCGACACCACTGACCAATCCGGTGGCGAGACCGACGACATGAAGCTCATCGTCGACACACTCCGCACCGTGTTCAAGACCGTGGCGGAGAAGGACCCGACCCGCATCGCTCCCATCGCCACCGTGTTCCAGAAGGCGGTCGAAGCGACCCGCGGGCCAGTGGAGCCGCCGAAGGAGCTGAGCCTTGCCGACCAACTCGCCCAAGCTCGCGCCGCTCGGGCTGCAAGAGCCGCGGGTACGGGCGCTACCGGCTAGCCGAGTCGACACCCTCCTCGACGACGTCCTCGACATCTGTGACCTCGCCAACGTCCAGTGCGACCCCTGGCAGGAGGGCGCGCTCGAGGCGGTGGCATCCATCGACGCCGATGGTCAGTGGGCCGCCACTGAGTTCGGGATCCTCGTGTCTCGCCAGCAGGGCAAGGGCAACATCCTGCTCCCGTACGAGCTCGCCCACCTGTACCTGTGGCCGCGCGAGGACGGCGCACCGAAGCTCATCGGCCACACTGCACACGAGGGCGCAACGGCCCGCGAGGCATTCCGCCGCGCTCGCCGCATCATCCTGGCGTCACCGATCCTGCGCGCCGAGCTCGTCGGCGGTGGCAAGCAGACCGCGCAGGGCGTGACGGGCATCTCGACCGGCAACGGCAACTGGGCGATCGAGCTGAAGAACGGCAACCGGCTGGTGTTCTTCACGCGTACGGGGGCCGCCGGCGTCGGTGTCTCCTTCGACGTGCTGATCATCGACGAGGCGCAGCACACCCCGTTGACGATCCTCGAGGCGCTGCTGCCAGCGACCGACGCCAGCCCGAACAAGCAGGTGCTCTTCACCGGCACGGTCCCGAAAGAGGACCAGGACGGCGAGTACTTCGAGGGACTCCGCGACCGTGGCCGCAAGGGCGGCCTCGAGCGCACCGGATGGATCGAGCACACCCCGGTCGGCTCCGACGACCCTGACACCGCGGCGAAGATCGACCTCGGCGACCCGCAGACATGGCGCGAAGCGAACCCGGGCCTCGGTATCCGCCTGGCGTTCAAGACCGTGCAGGACGACTGGAACCGTATGGGGCAGACCAACCCGGATGCGTTCGCACGTCAGCGCTGCTCGATCTGGCCAAGCCGCCGCCCCGAGGTGGCCGCGAAGCTGTCCGACCTCGACCTCGAGGCGTGGAAGCGGCACGCCGACGAGTCGGCCGCGGTCGGCGGCGACGGCGTCGTGCTCTCGCTGGCCCTCGGACGAGGCGGCGGGTACGGCACGATCGGCGCCGCCGTCCGCGTCGACTCCGAATCGATCGCCGTCGAGCACCTCCACACCGCCGCGGGGACCCGCTGGATCGCGCCGAAGCTCAAGGAGCTGAAGGCGCAGTATGGCAACGCGCTCGTCGTGCTCGACGCGAAGAACGCGGCCGCCGTGATCGGCGCACTCGACGCCGCCGGGATCAAGTACCTCGCGATGAACCTCGACGAGATCGCCGCTGCACACACGCTGTTCATCGAGCACGTGAACGCCGGGCTCGTGCCGCACCGTCCCCAGGACGAGGTGACGCGCTCGCTCGAGCTGGCGACCACCCGCAACATCGGCCGCGCTGGTGTGACCTGGGAGCAGTCCGACCCGACCAAGCCCGTGTCCATGGCTCAGGCCATCACGTGGGCGCTGTGGGGCGTCCTGAAGTCTGAGGCATCCCCCAAGAAGCGCAAGCCGCGGCCGCCGGCAGCGGTCGTCATCCGCCGAGACGATGTCGAGCGCGACGAGGTCAACCTCGCAACGTTCCAGTTCTGAGAAGGAGGTCCGCCTTGACCGAGATCGGATACCAGGCGGACCCGGGCGTCGTGACGTGGGCGTCGCTGCTGGCGTGGGTGGGGGAGCGGAACCCGGACCTGCAGTGGCCGCAGTCGAACAACGTGTTCGACCGCATGCGCCGCGAAGACCCGCAGGTGAAGTCCGTGCTCCGCGCCGTCACACTCCCTCTGATGCGCACCGACTGGGTGATAGACGGCAGCGGATGCCGCGACGAGGTCACCGAGCATGTTGCGCGTGACCTCGGTCTGGCCGTCAAGGGGAAGCCGTTCGTCGCGCCGCGCCGACGCAAGGGGCGGTTCTCGTTCCACGAGTTCCTTCGCCTCGCGTTGCTCGAGCTCGTCTACGGTCACAGCTTCTTCGAGCAGGTCTACTCAATCGACGACAACGGTCTCGCGCACATCGCCAAGCTCGCCTGGCGTCCGCCGCGCACGATCTCCGACATCGAGGTCGCCTCGGACGGCGGCCTCGTCGCGATCAAGCAGCACGGCGTCGCCGGCCGTAACGACGTCCGCATCCCGGTCGACCGCGTCGTCGCGTTCGTCAACGAGCGCGAGGGTGCCAACTGGATCGGCGAGTCGCTGCTGCGAGCTGCATACAAGATGTTCGTGCTGAAGGATCGCGTGCTGCGCATCCAGGCGCTGACCGCCGAGCGTAACGGCCTCGGCCTTCCGGTCGTGATCTCCGCGGAGCCCCCCGAGGGTGACGACTTCGACGCCGCGGTGACGTGGCTCGACGAGCAGATCAAGAACAACGAGAAGATCGCGAAGGAAGCACGGTCGGGCGACGCGGCGGGCGTCAGCCTCCCGCACGGCTCTGACATGAAGTTCGTCGGCGTCACCGGCAAGCTGCCCGACACCGACCAGGCGATCCGCTACTACGACGAGCAGATCGCCCGCGCGGTTCTGGCGAACTTCCTCAACCTCGGCGGCAACAACTCCAAGGGCTCGTACGCACTCAGCGACGTGCTCGGCAGCTTCTTCACCGACTCGCTGAACACGATCGCCGAGCACGTCGCCGACGTCGTCGATCAGCACGTCATCGAGGATCTCGTCGACGCGAACTGGGGGCCGGAGGAGCCGGCACCGCGCCTCGTTCCGGCGCCGATCGGCGAACGGCAGCCCGTCACCGCGGAGGTCATCAAGGCACTCATCGAGTGCGGAGCGCTCGTGGTCGACGAAGCCCTGCGCGCATACGTGCGCGACCGCTGGGGCCTTCCGGTCGAGGCGCTCCTCGGGAAGGCCGCCGACAACAACTCCACCGCCGCCGAGCGTGCGCGTGCCGCAGCAGAGACCGCGCAGAAGGTGTACCTCGCCACCGACAAGGTGCCTCTGCGCCAGGACGAAGCGCGCGAGCTCATCCGACTCGCGGGTGCCGACCTGAGCGGCGACGGCCCCGACGTCCGTCGGATAAAGAACAACGAGCCTGAGGAGGCCGCATGAGCACCACATCGAACATCGGAGACCTGCTCGCCGGCCGCGACTGGTTCCGACTCCAGCACGACGAGGAGCACCGCTCCGCGTCGCTGCACGTCTACGGCACGATCGGCAGCAACGAGTGGTGGGACGACGTCGCGTCGCCGAGCCTCGTGCGCGAGCTCGACACGCTCGAGGTCGACGAGATCACGATGTACGTCAACTCGCCCGGCGGCATCGCCGATGACGGCGTGGCGATCATGAACGCGCTCGCGCGGAACAAGGCGAAGGTGACGGCGTTCGTCGACGGCCTCGCCGCCTCCGCGGCCACGATCGTCATCCTCGGCGCGGACGAGATCGTCATGGGAGCCGGTTCCCGCCTGATGATCCACGATGCATGGTCGATCGCCTGGGGTCAGGCATCCGTGCTGCAGAAGGCGGCCGAGCGCCTCGACAAGCTGTCCCAGACCCTGGCAGGGCTGTACGCGCAGCGTGCCGGCGGCGACGCCGAACAGTGGCGCGCAGCGATGGAGGCCGAGACCTGGTACACCGCCGAGGAAGCCGTCGAGGCGGGCCTCGCGGACCGTGTCGCCGCCCTCCACACCGAGGACGAGGACGACGCCGACACCGAGGTGGCGCGCAACGTCATCCCCATCCGGGACGCCGCCCGTGTCTTCGGGTGGCAGCACCCCGGCCGCGAGGCCGCATCCGCCCCGTTCATCCCCGCGCGCGCGCAGTCCGCCGCGCGCCCCAAGCTCCCGAGCTCGCCCGAGCCGGGTGACCCCAACCGAAAGGAAGAAGCTGTGGCTTACAGCGATCTGACGGCTGGCCTCCGTGAGCGGCTCGGCGTGACCGATGCCAACGCCACCGACGACGAGCTGCTCGCAGCCGTCGACGAGGCGCTCGCGGAGCAGGCCGACGACACGGAGACGGCCGCTGCCGCCTCCACCGCCCTGCCCGAGGGAACCGTCGCCGTCGACGCGACGGTCTGGGAGGAGACCCAGGCCAACGCGCGACTCGGGGCCGAGGCGCGCGCCGAGCAGGACCGCACGCGCCGCGACGCGATCGTCGACACCGCCCTGCGCACCGGCCGCATCACCCCGAAGTCGAAGGCCGACTGGCGCGCGCGCCTGGACAAGGACGAGAAGGAGTACGCCAGCGTGCTCGCCTCGCTCCCCACGAACACCGCCGTCGCGGTCAACGAGGTCGGGCACTCCGACACGCCGACCAGCAGCGACGACGCCCTGTACGCCGCGTTCACCGGCGACACGACCGAGACGGAGGCCTGAGATGGCTGACTACCTGCCCAAGTTCAAGCCGGGCCAGGCGGTGACCTTCACCGCGTCGGCTGACGTGACCGGAGGCCGCCTCGTGGCCGTCACCGGCAACCGCACAGTCGGCCCCGCGGGCGCCGACTCCGCCGCCGTCGTCGGCGTCGCGGGCTTCGACGCCAAGGCCGGAGAGCGCGTCACCGTGTTCACCCGCGCCGGCGGCGTCCAGCAGCTCACCGCGAGCGGCGCGATCGCGGCCGGCGTCAAGGTCTCCTCGGCTGCGGCCGGGAAGATCCAGACCATCGGCGCGACGGCCAACCCCATCGGCCTCGCCCTCGAGGCGGCGGCCGCCGACAACGACGTCATCGACGTCCTGTTCATCTGAGAGGAGATGACGTGTCTTACACCTACCCGGTGAAGCACCCCACGGGGACGCTCACCACGGAGCAGCTGCATCTGTTCCTGTCCAACAAGGGCCTCATCGCTCGCCGCGTCGCGGACATCACGAAGATGAAGTTCATCGCCGACTGGCTGCTCCCCGCGCGTTACGACGCGACCGGCGGCGGCATCTTCTACGAGACCGGCGAGCCGGTCTTCGCAGACGGCGATCCCGAAGCGGTCGGACCGCTGGGCGAGTACCCGCTCATCGTGCTCGAGGACGGCACGGTCGTGTCCGCCAAGACCGACAAGTGGGGCCTCGACACGATCGTGTCCGACGAGAAGATCGCCCGCCAGGGCCGCGTCCCCGTCGACCGCGGGATCCAGCGTGTGTCGAACTCGATCATCCGCTTCGTCGACTCCGTCGCCATGGCCGTGATCGCGTCGCGCGTGTCCAGCACGTTCAACTCGGTCGCGACGTGGGACACCGCCGGCGCCGCCGTCGAGGCCATCCTCACCATCCAGGCCGAGCGCGCCGAGCTGGGCCTCGGCTTCGAGCTCGACACCGTCGTGCTGCGTCCCGCGCAGTACGCGAAGGTCATCGCGATGCTCATCGACGACAAGGCGCTCCCGCGGGAGTCCGGCGCGACGGCGATCCAGGGCAACCTGCCCGTCGACGCGCTCGGCCTCACCTGGGCCACCACGCCGCATTTCCAGGGCGCCAACCCGCTCCTGGTGGACCGCGACAACCTCGGCGGCATGGCCGACGAGAAGCTCGGCGGCCCCGGCTACGCCTCCGCAGGCGACTTCGGAGTCGAGGTCAAGTCCATCCGTGACGACGACGCCGAGGGCTACAAGCTCCGCGGCCGTCGCGTCACGGTCCCCGTCGTCACCGAGCCCCTCGCCGGTGTCCAGCTGACGGGCACGGGCCTCTGATGGCCGGTCAGAACGCGCCGCAGAGCGGCGAGCAGAAGGCTGCGGCCGAGAAGGCGGCCGAGAAGGCTGCGCCCGAGAAGGCGGCGGCCGACAAGGCTGCGGCCGAGAAGGCGGCGGCCGAGAAGGCGGCGGCCGAGAAGGCGGCGGCCGAGAAGGCTGCGGCCGAGGCAGAGGCCGAGCGTGTCGCGGCAGCGGAAGCAGCTGCGGACACGCTGCAGGTCATCGGCCCCGTCGCAGTCCTGCCGCTGAAGGCCGGCGGCGAGCGGTACGTGTACCGCGGCACTCCGGTGGGCGACGAGTTCACCACCGAGGGCATCAAGCACGCCAAGGCCGTCGGCCTGGTCGGCAAGCCTAAGAAGTAACGAGAAGGGGGCGATGACGTGATCACGCACACCGAGATCGGCAACGATGAGGACCTCGCACGCGAAGTGCTCGTCATCGCGAACGACATCGCCCCCTGCCTCGCCTCGCTCGCCGACGGCAGCGAGGGACGGGCAAACGCTGTGTCCATCCTGAAGCGGGTCTACCGGGATTCCGAGACCCGCGGATCGCGCATGATCAAGGGCCAGCGAATCGGATCAGCGGGCGTGGACTACTCCGACGTCTCCTCCGCGTTCGAAGGCCAGCCCACCCGGGCCCTGCGCGCGATCTGCACGGCCACGCGCGGTACGGGACTCGCCCGAGGCAGCTTCCCAACCGAGCGGCCTATCAGCCGACTCTGGCCCGAGACATACACATCGTGAGCGGCATGTCCTTCCCCCACGGTCGCACCGTCTACCGGCTGCGCGCCGGCACCATCACCGACCCGTACTCCGGCGAGCAGATCCCCGGCGACTGGTCGGTCCCCGCCGTGCTCCCCATCCCCGGCGCGTTCGTCGCGCAGACGTCGACGTCGATGCTGACCAGCGCGACCCGCGAGCAGGCGCTCGAAGCCAAGTCGCTCTTCTGCGAGGGCGCGTTCGACGTCCAGAAGGGCGACCGGATCTTCACCGGCACCTTCGCCCCGCCGCTGCCCGACGACGCGACCACGGTTCCCGAAGGGGCCGTGATGACGGGGGACACGTACAGCATCGACGGCGTCCCGCCCGCGGCGGACACGAACCCGTTCACCGGCTGGACGCCGCCGCGAGAGATCCCGCTGACCCGCGCGGTCGGCTGACCGGAGGAGGATCCATGGCACGCAGCGGTGACACCGACATCGAGTTCAATGAGGCCTTCTTCGAGACCATCCTTCGGCAGCCGAGGGTCGAGGCGCTCGTGGACGGCATCGGCAAGCGTGCTCTGGGGATCGCGCAGGCCTCCGCACCGGTCGATACCGAGGAGTACCGCGACGGGCTGCACATCGAGCACCACGAGTCCCGCTACCGGCGCACCACCCGCGTCGCCGGCTCCGACGAGAAGACCCTCCTCATCGAGTCGAGGACGGGCAACCTCGCCCGCGCGCTGAAGCAGGCCAAGCAATGAGAGTCACGCCCCCGGATCTCGAGTTGTGGCTGACCGGCTACGTGCGCGCACTCGCCGCGGCCGAGGGGCTGGAGGTCTCGGTGTCGAACAAGGAGCCGCCCAAGCTCACCGTGCCGATGACCCGGTCGCTCATCGTCATCCGTGACGACTCCGGCCCACGGCTCTCGCACGTGACCTTCGAGCGTTCCATCGGGGCATCCGTGCTCGCCGGGACCCGGCTGAACGACAAGCCCGCGAACGACCTCGCGCTCTGGCTCGCCGGCGTCCTGTTCGATCTCGATCTCCCCCTTGGGCTGGACGTGCCGCCCCCGATCTCCGCACCGCCGATCGCCGCCGTCGACCCGTCGGGGTGCAACGGCCCGTATGCGGTCCCCGAACAGCTCGACGTCGCCCGCCGTTACCTGACGGCGCAGTACGTCGCGGCCGGCTCCTGGTGAGCCATCACCCGACACACGGATACGTCGGCAGTCGACGTGACCGTTCCACCCCATCCGGCCTCGCACCTGCGGGGCCTTCTTCATGTGAAGGAGAACACCCATGACTGCCGATTCCCAGGGCAACGACCTCGCGGCCGTTGGCGTTCCGATCACCGGTATGGGCGCGTTCGCCCCGGTCGATCTCGCCAACGTCATCGCGAAGGAAGCGCTCGGCGCGAGCCCGCTCGTGCTGCCGGCGGCCGCTCGCCGCCTCGGTCTGTACAAGGTCGACGGCGGGCCCGCGCCCTCGCGCGAGACCGGCGACGCGATCGAGTTCTTCCAGAAGGGCTACACGCTCGCTGGTGAGGGCACCCGCGCCGTCGTCATCAACCTCGCCGAGCAGAACGCCGCCGTGATGGCGCTCACCGAGGGCGCCGAGCCCGACGAGAACGGCGTGATCGAGGTCTCGTCGTCGCTGCCCGGCAACCGCTTCATCCTCTACGTCGTCACCCGCTACCGCGGCGGCCTCGAGAAGCGGCAGGTCGGCGTCGCGTCGGTCACGGCCGTCGAGCCCGACCAGCAGACGCGCGGCGAGGTCGAGGGCATCGCGGTGACGTTCACCTGGCAGGAGGACGAGCTGTTCAACGGCGCGCCGTTCTGGCAGTGGGGCCCCGCAATCCCCGGCTCCGTCGCGGCGACCGGCGTCACGGCCGGCACCCCCGGCGCGTTCACCCCCGCCGGGGGTAGATCGGAAGAGCGTCGTGTAGG